GCCACCGCTGCCGGCATGCGGTCCCAGTCCACGGTCTTTTCCAGGTCCAGGCGCCCGTTGACGGCCCGGAAGATTTCCCTGGTGTGGTGCGGAAGCTTCCAGGTCTCCGGATCCGCGGGGTCCTCGACTATGGCGAAGGCCTCTTTGGGAAGGCCGTCCTTGGAGTTCGTTGAGTTTGTTGGGTTCCTTGAGTTCGTTGAGTTTGCTTTACTCATTGTTGCTCCTTGGCACGAGGCTGAAGCCTCGCACTACAGCCTGATTCTTTTGAGACTGCCACGTCCCGACGAGTCGGGACTCGCAGTGACAAGGGGAAGCACTGTTGTTTGAGTCTGCTCATGGTTTCCTCCTGCTATTGGCGGCTCTGCCAGATTTTGCCCTGCATCATGTTTGAGACTGTCAGTCCGGAGGTGGCGACGCCGCCGTCGTAGATGGCGTGGTTCAGATAGACGCCGCCGCTGGCGGTTATTCCGGTCGGGTACTTGCCTGCTGTTTGCTCCGTTGCCTTGAGGACTCCGTTGACGTACCACTCGACACCGGTTGGGGTGAGGTGGATCGCTATCTGGACCTGCTCCTGGTTTGCCATGTTGAGCGTGTAGCCCAGGGAGTGCTCGGCCCTCGACGTCCCGTAGCTTTCGCCGTAGATATCCCCGTTCTTGAGGACTATGCCGATTCCTTTGGTGGCCAGGTCCTGGTGCTGTCCGGCGTTGGTGTCTTCTATTTGCACCCACGCTTTCACTGCCGCCTGAGAGCTGTATCTGGCGTAGTTGAAGATCAGCCAGAGCTCCTTGTCCCAGTTCATTTGCTGGTAGATGTTGCCCTCGTTGAATCCGTAGGAGGGGGCGTAGAGGTTGGAATATGAGCCGGCCGTGCCGTTGATGGCTACGTAGTTGCGGAACGGCTGCTGTGCGTTGCTTCCGGAGCCCCCGGTCAGCGAGTTCCAGCCGGCAGCGGTCGGTATCATCTGGAAGTTGGCCAGCCTGACGAGTTCGGCCAGCAAGCCGGGGCCGGCGAACTCCAGGGCGTTTTCGGCGCTGTTCACCCTGGGCACCCGGCCGGCCTGGCCTGAGTAGCTGGACGGGGTGTCGGACAGCTTGAGGAAGTTGGAGGGCTGCGGCTGGGTGTGCTCGGCGGTCGCGCGGTGGAGCTCGGTGAGGGCCGCGGCTACGCCTTCCTCCTCGAAGTCGGGGTCGTGGTACTCGTTGCCGTGCTCCTCCATGCCGCTGCCGGCGCTGCCGCCCGGCCAGGCGGCGATGACTACGGCGTCCTTGGGGTTCCCTCCGGGGATGGCGACGATGACGTAGTTGCCGGCGACCATGGCCGCCGCCGGTATGTTCCTGGCCACGCTGATGTCGTCGAAGTAGGTAGTCAGGGAGCCGGCGAGCTGCACGGCGGCCTTATAGGTGCCGGCGTTGAAGTTCTTGAGGACCGCGACTTCAATCATTCATAACTCCCCCGCCTGCCGAAGTCGTACGGCGGGCAGGCCTGGCCCCTCTTACCTTAAGAGGGGAACAAGGCGCGAGGCTAAAGCCTCGCACTACGTCTTTGCTCCTGTCTGTAGTGCGACCCTTCAGGGTCGTGCGGCCGCTAGCCGCCGCCCGCATGAGGCTAAAGCCTCGCACTACGTTGAGTCCTCCGCGCAAAGGTTTCTGCTGCGGATGGCGTTCATGTGGGAGACTTCCCGGAGCCTGAAGTCGTAGCGCTTGAGCCTCTCGATTCCCCAGGCCTTGTAGCCCTGGGTACCGAAGCGGCCGGCGATAAAGGCTCGGTCCACGACGGCTGCCGACGCCGACATGGCCAGGTAACCGGTGGCGCCCAGGACGATGATCTCGTCGTGCTCCACCGGGATGGTGGTGGAGCCGGCGGCCAGGGTGTGCTTTTTCAGCCATTTCACCCGGGCGTCTCCGCCGTCTCCCTGGTCCTGCAGGTAGAGCCGGCCGGCCCAGTACTCGATGTGCTGCATGTACCTCGGGGACTGGCCGATGGGGAACTCGACGGACTCGATTTTTACAAGTCCTGTTAAAGTGGAAATATCGAGTTCCGTGTCGCCGTCGGTGGTGGCCAGGTCGGTCTGCTGCTCTATCGGGGCGTGGGCCGAGTACTCGTAGACGACCCTGTCGATGGCGCCGTCGACCTCGTCGTCGGTCCAGCGGTAGTTGGTGGCGTCGGTGTCCTGGAGATCTTCCCGGACGCGGGCTCTCATTTCAACCAGGTTCATCTCAGTCTCTACAGAGAAATCAAAAATTAAGCATCAAAAATCAAAATGACAACTCAAAATGCAAAACTTTTGATTTTTTGCTCTGTGTTTTTGCCTTTTGCATTTTGCACTTTGCTTTTCCGCTAGTCTCTCACTCCTGTTACCATGGCCGCTTTCACGATGGAGAAGCTGGCCAGGGAGACGTACCACTTGACCCTGGTCCTGGAGGCGTCCTTGGTCTCCAGGGACCCGAGGCGCTCGACCTGGATCATCTCGGGGCTGGACAGTCCGCAGACGGCGCCCTCTCCCATCTGGAAGGCGAAGATGGCGGAACAATCGGCGGATGAGCCGACCGTGTAGTTGTCCTTGACCCAGTCGGAGATGGCCACGGGGATCCCGTTGTAGTACTCCACGACCTGTCCCAGGGCGCCCTCCCCGATTAAGAGGTTGGTGCCGGTGGCCCTGGCCAGGGTCATGATTTTGCGCCGGGACCTGCGGCTCATGAGTAGCAGGTCGGGCTTGCCTCCCCTGACCAGGTCGATGAGGGTGTCGAGCTTGGTGAGGGATAGCGTGGCGCCGTTGGCCCCGGAGCCGAGGTGGTTCCCGAACCGGCAGGTCCACACCGCGGTGCCGTCGGTGACCGTCCCGCCTTCCACAGTTGGCCAGGTCGGGGCCGAGCTGTCGGACGTGCCGGCGGTGGTGCACTCGTAGCGGAACCCATTCTCCAGGCCGGCCGTGGGCACGACGATGTCGCCCAGGGCGTAGGCGGTGCTGGCGGCCCAGGCGGTGCCCTTCATGATCTTGTGGAGTCCGTCCGGCTGGTTGGACGCGCCGGCCGAGTCTCCGTTCAGGAACGTGTTCTCAAACTCGTGCCTCAGGGCCTTGGCCTTCTGCTCGATGACGGCGGCCTCCAGATCCTGGATGTTGCTCCTGGTGGCCTTGAGGAAGTTGTCCACGTCGGCGTCGCCTCCCAGGACGCCCAGGCTGGCGGTGCACTGCTCGAAAGCCGGCTCGGAGGCCGTCCACGTGCCGGTGACCGGAGCGTACCAGCCCACGGTGGGCAGGGTTTTCTCCCGGTTGTACTTGAGGCTGTTGCCGGTGATCTGGATAAAGGGCAGCCTCTCCAGGATAGGGCTGTCCTTGACGATGGTCTCGATGATTCCCTTAAGCAGGACGTCATTCGAGAGTTTGCTGGCTTCGGTTAATGAAATTGACATAATTCCTCCTGTTCGAAATCAAAAATCAAAGACAAAAGGTCAAAATGACAAAGCAAAATGGAGAACTCTTTGATCTTTGCTCTGTACTTCTGACTTCTGCATTTTTATCTTTGACTTCCCTGCTGGATTCCTGCGGCGATTTTTTCGCGAGGCGAAAGTCCCTCGAGGGATATGCTTCCCCGGGCGGGCGCGCCCGCAGGGACCCTGGCCCCTTTGGCCTGGGATTCGAGGCTGGCCCTGACCGACTCGGCGATGGCTGCCGCTTTCTGTACGGACGCGTCTATTTCCTCGATGGTCTGGCCGGATATTACGTCGTGTGGAATGGTGGAGTTGAGGGCTCTGGCCGCGTCAAGGTACCTGGCCACGGCCTTGCCGTGAGCTTCCCTAAGCTGTGTGAGCTCGGCGGCGACGGCTTCGTCCCGACCTAATCGGGACTTCGCTTCACTTAGGGCTTTTTCCAGGTCGGCGATGCGTGTGTCCCTCTCGGCCAAAGCCACCTCGAGAGTTGTTTGGGTTCCTTGGGTTTCTTGAGTCACTTGGGTTTCCTCAGTTGCTTGGGTTTCTTCATTCTTTTCTTCTTCCGACATAGTCGCTCCTCCTTTGCTGGCACGAGGCTAAAGCCTCGCACCACAGAGTCGTTATTCAAGCTCCCGACAGCGAGCGGGGTCCCGACTTCATTCGGGAATCTCCGTCTCCGCGGCCGTCGCTCTCTCTCTCGCTCCGCCGCGGCTGGACCGCGCCCTGAACTCCATGTTCATTTCCAGGATTTTCTCCCTCTCCTCCAGCCAGCGGTTGAACTCCTCGTCGGGGTCCTGGACTCCCATCTCGTCCATAGCGGTCCTCCGGCTGTGGACTCCCGCCTGGACAAGCAGTTGCTCGGTCTGCGCCTGCTTGTCTACATCCTCCGGCAGGATGGGACCCCAGACCACTCTATGCGTCACTCCCTCGATGTCCTCGTCCATGAACATTTCCGCCAGCCTCAGTATCATTTCGTTTCGCCGGTGATACACGTTCGTCCTGATGGTGCGCTTTCGAATCACCTTCTGAATGAGGCTGCCCAGCTCAATTCGTAGAGCCGCACCCGAAAGGTCTCTCTCGGCGCCTCCCCAGGCAGCCCGGGGAAGCTCGGAGATGTCGTGCAGCGAACGGTACAGCAGGTCTATGTAGTCCACGTGCAGCCTGACTCCGCCGCCCTGGAGCAAGTCCAGCAGATAGGCCTTCGCATCCTCGGGAATAGTCCACAAAGCGCCCGGCTGGACTTTGATGTCCTCGGCCGAGGCGACGTTCTCCAGCACGGCGATGGGATTCCCCGACAGTTCCAGGATGCGAGATAACTGGCTCAGGGCGCGGTTGAGTTCTCGCTGGGGCTGGATAAGGGAAGGGATATCCGACATTCCCCAGAACTTCTTGGGCTCGCGCAGGTTGGGGAATATGATGAACGGGATAAAGCCGTAGGGATTAGGCCTGGACTCAATGAGGTCGTTGTCCAGGAACAGGTCGAAGGTCTTGTCCGTCCAGAGCTCGGCGATAGCGGCCTGTTTTTCGGGCGCTAGGCGGGGATAAACCCCGCCACTACGGTT